CATAGACCAAAGTGACTGATCGTGGTTGCAGTTGCATTAGCCGCACTAGTAGTCTGCTGGCTGACCATAGAGTTAGTTATCTCATAGCCGCCTCCAGAAGCAGCACCTACAGAGCTAAATGCAGTAGCTGCTATTCCTACACGAGTAGCTACTCCTCTGACTGATGCTGTCACATCATTGTTTGTCCCAGCCGTTCCCGGATCAGCAGTATGCAAAGAAACATACACATTAGAAAGTGCTGAAGGGAAGGTTGAGTTTTTTACCCAACTCAGAATCTTGGTTGCAAGATATTGAGAAAATGCCATGCTTGCCTTAGTTCTTCATCTATATTTTGGCAGTAAATCAGTCTCTTAGGGACCGTACCCACCACCAGGGGTCGTAACATTTAGTGTAGCCGTATTCTGATTTTCGCCACTGGCTGTTCCCTCTATTCTCCAAGTAGCTTTCATTCTTCCGTAGTTGACATTACTTAAGGTTGCAGTTCCTCTGAGTATGGCTAACTCTAATGTTGGTAACGCTTGAACATCAGCAGTACCTGATATATTTTTCAATACAGCCTTAGGAGTAACAGTGGCATATGGAACCATCGTTCCTGGATCAGTGGAACCAAACATCTTGACTAGACCTATCCGTCCAGACATAGTCAGAGAACCCCCTGCCTTACCTTCTATGGTGACGTAGCGAACAACCTGAACGCCAACCTCGAAAGGCATCTCCACCCACTCTGAATTGCTGACAGTGAAGTAATAAGTACCTTTGGGTAATTGAAATCCAGACTCTTCTGGAATCGTATTAGCAATCTCATTTATATATCCAAAGCCATCAAGGTTTAATGGAATGGAATCTGCATTTGAATTTAAAAGTCCTACAGAGATATATTGATCTTTATATTTGTTACCAACACTACGTTTCTTTATAACTAAATCTGACTCTCCTACTGTTGTTACTTTGAAGAATAATGTATTAGCTCCTACTTGAGTACCAACAGTTCCTGTGATACTTGTAGATAAATTAACAACTTGACCTAAATCTTTTGCTTTGCTGAGTGAATTATATTTAACATGCTCTGGACGCATGAAAGATCCAGAGGATTTTTTACTGCCTCCGTAGGATCCTTTTAATTTATTGAGTGAATCTGTTACAGACTCTAATGTCATCAGGGATAAACCCTTTCAATGTCACAGCCTTATTTTATCAATAAAAAAGACGCCAGGTGCTACGCACATTAGCTAAATGCACGTGAAGTCGTTTAAAGCATGGGAAACTACAAAAACCAAAGCTCCTGGCTCGATGCTTCCTTGACGTAGTTCTTCTTCAGAAAGCTTCTTTACAATAACTTTTTTCGCATGGAATGGTGTATATGTGACCCAATTAAATTTCTTAATTGATTTACGCTGTCTTTCTTCAGACTGATTCGAGCAATCGAGACTTGATTCCTGTGAATGACTGCTTGGACTCCTAAATCATTTAACCAAGCAGTAATGTCGTTATATTCATTCTCTGTATATCTTCCACGAATAGAACCTCTTTTGCCTGTTATTCGTCCTTGGTCAATCCACAAAGCAACCAAACCATGGATCCCTGTAATATCAAGTACTGTGCGGGATATCTTGCGTTCGTCGTGTGGACAAAGGACTTCATAAGCCCTCCATAATCCTTCTCCGTAAAATCGAAATCTTTCTCGGTCATAAAAACCATTCGTAGCCAATCTATCTTTAAATATATCGACAGGTCCGTCATGACACTGTTTTAATGTTTTTAGCTGAAAATTTAAATATTGCTTTTCAGTCTCGCATCTAGAGATTTCTAACCAAGGACGCCTCTTCCTGCCTTTTAGTGCCAATCTGCCCTTGCCCAAGGTGTAACTCAGTACGTGCGCTACTAATAGAGCGGTCATCCCATTGATCCCCCTTAAATAAATGTTGACGACTTTTGGGTGCATATTTTATTAGGACATCTTGAATCTTCTTTGTTTGAACAGGATCAAATAGGAGGCGTGGTCGAACATAATCGTCGCTCAGTACTGATGAAGCTCCACTCAACATTTCAAGCCAAGTAGAGAATAGGTAAGCCTCCTCTCTGACGGATCCAATACGAGACAACATTGCAGACCCATCCTTCATTAGCTTTGCTCCTTCTGCCCATGCCCAAGCTGCTGCTTGTGCCCCAAGAAGATCTAGTGTCGTTTGAGTTAGTTGACGCTCTCCAATTGGATATAACAAGTTATAGACAGGTCTTAGCTTGTTAGTTGAAACCCTGAATCGAAGGATAGGAGTTGTCTTACCGTTAGCTCTTGGAGTTGTTCTGTAGGGAACAATTTGAGCCTTTGTGCTGATAAATTGCCGAAATTCTTGGACTTTTTCTTCTAAGAATGCAGATTCAGAGGCACCCGCCGTAAGAGTTAATTGTATATAACCCCCGCCTGGAGTGCGATAAGGAACCAAACTGCCATCTGAAATTAAAAGTCCAAGCAATCCGCGAACGTCTGCCGCTTCCACAAGTTTCTCCCTATGAGTTACATCTATAGTAGTTAATAACACGTCATATGTCGTGTTTTTGTTCAATAAGTTTTAGGAGTTAGAGATCCCAGATGTGGATTGACAATGATTTCCCAAAACTGCTTGGCGCAGAGCTTTATAGGCCCCATCCCGGTTATATCATCGAGATGGCTGTAGAGCCTGTAGTCGTTCATGACTTTGCTAAACAACCAGGTCAAACGGTCCAACTCGATCGTTATAGATTTTGGGGCAACCCTGGAAATAAAGATTCCAGAGAGCGTACAGCAGATCAGACACTCGGCACAGCGTCTAGCAGAAATATCGTTAAGGATAAAGTACTTGTTAACTTGAAAGAGTATACAGGTCCTGCAGATCCTACCGATGCAACTTCTCCTTCAACCTTTAAGGTTGCTCGTGAGACATTGCTAACAGCACAGAGATTGCTACTTGATACCGGCAACCTCAACGTTTTTCATCAGAGTATTGGTAGTTTAACTCTTTTAGACGACTACAGACGTTGGCGTGACAGGGTTTTCGCAGATGAGCTATTTAAAGCAGAAGCTAACGGAAACGCATCTGACAGCCAAGGTGGATACTTCTTCCCTGGTGGTTCAGCTAAAGCAGCAGCAGCTCCATTCTTCACATATGGTGCAGGTATCTCAGCTAAGTTCGACGTAAAGACCGACTTACTGCAAGTTGTAAAAGACATGCGTAAGCGCAACGTACCAACTTTTAGCGACGGTTACTACAGATGTATCGCCGATCCTACGGCAATGATGCATTTGCGCCAAAACGACTCATTCCGTGAGATAGCTCGGTATGCAGGCAACGGCATGGTTAACCCCATGAATCCAGAGCAGGCTCCTAATGCTAACTTCTTCCAAGGTATGGGTCCAGCTTACGGACAAGCTGGTTTCGTAGCCGGTCAGCCGGTGATGCCTACCGGATTTTTGTTTGAGGGCGTAAGATGGTTCGAATCAACCAACTTACCTGAGAAAACTATTAACGCAACTGTTCCTGTAGCTGCCGCTGGTGCTGCAGATTACAACATTGCTCCAATGTTATTCTTCGGACCTCAAGCTGTAGGTGTTGGTATTGGTGGCAACAACGCTCAAATTTTACTTAATAATAACGACGATTTTTCGCGCTTTATTATTATGATTTGGTCCTTGTTTGCTGGTTTTGAAATCCTTAATAAGGACTTCATTACCGTTGCTTACTCATTCGTATATTGAGGAGGTAACTAACAATCATGGCTAAAAAGATTTTCCCTGGAAACTGGGTTACAACACTCAGTAGTTATCAAGGTCAGCCAGTTGTGGCTGTTCCTGGTAGACAGTACTACCAAAAGATTGGTTATGCTCTCGTTGACTCCACAGGTGGAACCGAGTTTGACGTAATCATCCCAAGTCCTGATATGCGTGCCGACGACAAAGTTCGTGCAAATATCACTGGTCTAACTATCCCTGCAGACGCAAACGTCTACCACGTTGGTATTCGTGTGCCTGACACAAGGAAGAATAAGGATGCTGGAACCGCTACCTCTGGTCTAGTCGGTACCAACACAGACACTATTGCTGTCAAAGACGCTGCAGCTTCTGCTGCTGCCACTATCAGCACAACAGTAGTTTCTACTCCAACAATCGCAGTTGCTCTTACAACTATTGCTCCTACTTCTGCAAAGAAAGGAGTTGTAGCAGCCCAGACATTAGCTGGTGCTGAGACTCTAAAGGTCTATGTACGTAACGCTGCTGGTAACGGTACAGGTAGTAACCTATCTTCTACTGCTGCTGGTGGTACACCAATCATCGTTGAAGTTGCTTACTTCGTCGAAGATGACGTGCCTGATGTTGATTCAACTTTCGTTCCTTATATAACTGAGACATAAATAGAAGCTAAAACTTCTGTTTGTCCCTATAGTGGAGGCATCTTGTATAAGGTGCCTCTTTTTTATTGTTATGGCGTTATATCAAAATCTAAAGAATGGTCAGATCGTGGACTTCATTGGACATCACGACAAAGATTGGGCCATGGTCAAAAATGCTGCAGGAGTAGTTCAGTATGTTGCTCTTGCTGATTTAGAAGCTTACGAGCCAGGAAAAGGTAAGACAGGTCAGAAGATAGAAACACCAGAAATATTGAAGGATGAAGAAGACGTCATGCCTGAGGCGGTCATCCCTGTCGACAACAGATTAAACTTAAATTTGGCTACTGCTGAAGGTATTGCCAAGACTGTCAAAGGAGTTGGTTATGCCACTGCTAAAAAAATAGTAGAGCTACGTTTGTCTTTACCTGGCGAAAAATTTAAAAATTTAGAGCAATTACGTAAGATCACTCGTGTTGATTGGGATGAAGTTTTTAAGAACGATTTGATTTACCTACAATAAGAAATAGGTTGGCTACATAGCTATTGGAATTAAACGATTACGACAAAAGCCGATGTCGATTTCACCTCGGCTATAACACAGGAGCTAATCTCCCTGCTGGTGACATTGCTCGATTAGAAGAAGCAATGGCTCGGATTCCTGATAGCTATTTCTATACGCGAGTAATAGAACATATCAATCGATGCGATAAAGCTTATAAGCTTTCTCAAGTTTTTAGAGTTGAAACTCAGCCACAACCAAGTCGTATTGAGAGGATTACTGGAGATACTGACAGGGCAATCTTCCAGTCAGATCCTATAAAGGCAGACAAGGATTACAGAGAAATATACTTAAGAGAAGTAGACCGTCTAGCTGAAACTCTATACGTTGCAAACTATCGCAGAGACGAAGTTCGCAGATATGCCTTTGCTCGCTCTGGCGGAGAGTTTATCATGTCTATTAAGGGACCAGCAGATACTGCTGTTGGTACAAGAGTATCTCAAGCTGTTGGCTCAATGAATTGGAGGTAATTATGTATCCAGCACCAGGTTTCGGACAAGTAACGCAAACATCAAACAAAGATAGAGCTCAAAACGAAAGGCTCAATCAGATGTTGCAAAATGCAGGTATTTCTGTGGGAGATTCTCCTTATACAGATAACTTGGCTACAGAAGCACAAGAAGAGAGAGGGGATATATCAGGAGCTGGCATTGCTCCTCCACCTACTCCTGTAGCTGGAAATGATTTGGAATTTGCAGGAGGCAATTTACCTGCCGAGCACAACAGACAAGAATTAGCCAAGCAAGGTGCTCAACCTAATTTTGCTCAGGCTTTTAATACAGGCGGAAGTTCAACGACTGAATTAAACACAGGAGTCAGTCCAACCGCTTCAGGAGTAGAAGCTCCTTTAAACGTACAGCCATCTAATTTGGTCACTGATCAAGATGTGGAAGCACAGCAACAAAGAACCCAAATGAAAGATAGCTTCATGAATCTTGC